TTTTCCAAGTATGGTGAGACTTAAACTACCTCCCACCCACCCCTAACCGGTTTTCACACCTGGATTAAATTGAAGTCAATTTGGTTAGATTGACTAATGATGTTTTTTCCGAAACGTGCTGAACGTATTTTATGCAAAACTTGAAGAGAATTAGCACATTCTCTAATGATAGTGGTGATAGACAATTCACCTTTTGCACACAATAGTCCTTACTAATCAGTAGACCGACTCTAAACAGTCTATAGATTTAAAGCTGTAATTAACAGCCTCAAGAGTGCATGGCATGCCCTGCTCTTGGAGTATCTCGCGCTAGTTGTGTGGCGCAATATGAAAGACACAACCCCACACCCCACGCGTCACCATTTATGGTGGCGCGGAGCCGTAGGCTCGAGGACTGTGTAGATTTGAAAGAGCTTGCTCTTAGTCTGCAGTTACACGTTTAGGATGGCTTTAAGCCTTAATGCCCTTTATGGGCCTCCTTTATTAAAACTCGTGCCGTTTGTTGAACAAATTAAACCTCCTTTGGTTTAATTGTTCACTCGGCTCATTGGTATTATTTATACAATGAGCAGTGAACTTTTAAACAAAATAACGATTAAAGATGTCAGACGCAAGGTAAAGGTATATCCAACCGATTTTCGGTTAGATACTAAATACTCTGTGGCCGAAGTGGCCATTCGCAAGCGCGAAGAGTATATGGTGGAGAATTATGGCAGTGATTACTGGCTTATTAAGAAATTGAATACAGTTTCTAAATTATATCATTATGATTTGCCAGAACAGGACACTGATATTTCTCCACAGGGATTGTTGGAGAAGGCTGCAGCTTCTTACGCATGGCAGAAAATGTCTAAAGGTGATTTTACACCTGAGATATTGAGCCGTATAGAAGTTGCAGTTGCCGCTTATGCTGCATTGTCAGAGTGTACAAGTACCAAGCAATTTGCTGGAACATTGTACTTGATATTACGTACTGAATATCGAGAAGCTATAACCAAAAGCGTTTTCGATGGAGTACTTAAATATTTGGCTTTAGAGCCTTCTGACAAAATTGAAGCACAAGCAGAGGATACTACAACCCCAAGTTGGTTGGATAGTTTAAGAACTGCTGGTGATAATTGGCAGTTAGCCCTAAATAATCCTTGTGCTACTAAAGTACAGGATTTGTTGACCATGTTGGTCACTATGGGCGCCTGTGGACCTATTAATATCAAATTTAGAAATTTGACTTTATTTGCGATAGAAGCTCGCAAAGAACAGGTTCACGCCACTAGTATGATAGATGCTGCTTTTAAAACTTTACAGTTTTTGGCAGAAAGTGGTTATGCTGCTTATGCAACAGGATCATTTATGCCATTTTTGTTTACGCACCATGCTGCCGCTCGCTTAGATGCAGAGTATTTGGAGTTATTGGATCTTTGTGAATATGCCTTACCAGGCAATTTAGAAAGATTTACTAAAATATCTCCTCATCAGTTTGCATATCGTATGGAGAAGTGTATCAAAGATACAGAATTAATGTATGAAACACTTCGAACGTCGTCTGAGAAGCGATTAGTTTTTGCGCGTTTACAGAATTTGAAAGCCAAGTTTTGTGCCTATCAACAAACAAAAGTGACAGGAGGTCTCCGTGAGAGACCATATGCTATTTTTGTTACTGGTGGAAGCGGGCTAGGTAAGTCGGATGTTACTGACATCCTTTACAAAGCCTGTGCTGTGTATAACGATATCGACGCTGGAGACGATAAAGTTTGCACATATAACTCTTCGGATAAATATATGTCCAATTATAAATCTTATATGACAGTTGTGAAATTTGACGACTTTGCCAATTCCACTTCGGAGTTTGTAGAGGGTAATCCCGCACAAATGTTAATTAAGATTATTAACAACATCAGAGAGTCTGCCGTAATGGCAGACATTTCTGATAAAGGTAAAATTTCGATTGAGCCTAAATTTGTTACCGTAACTAGTAATGTTATGGATTTGGATGCGAATATTTATTCGAATTGCCCCGCTTCAGTACTTAGAAGAGGGGACGTACACATTGTACCACGGGTAAAACCACAATTTAGAAAAGAAGGTTCAAGTGCTCTCGATTCAGCAAAAGCTAACGCTTATTATACTGTTGATGGAGTAGTACAACAACCTGATATACCTGATTTGTGGGATTGCGATGTGTATAGAGCCGTAGTTCAAGAACGGAAAACCAAGGTCTTGTCTGGCTCAGGTCAATTTAACAAAGAAACTGAACAATGTATTTTTGAACCTATCAAGTTTGAAGGTGCAGATTTAATGAATGTTCCTTTACTTAAAGTAGTCGAGTATTGTCTACAAGATAGTGAAAAACATTTTTATGAACAGCGAGAAATGTTAAAACGCAATGGCACTGGTAAAACAATGCCATTTTGCGGGGAATGCCGTAAACCCACGCAATTATGCAAATGTATTACTGCACAAGGCTGTAGTGATTTGTGTAAGCGAATGACCTGTATGTCGCGTCGTGCATGGAAACGACGCTTGGTTCGAGACGATATACAACTGTCCTGGAATGGTCTTATAAATAGACAAGCCGGGTCAGTAGGTAAGTTCGTCTCGAGTTGGTTATCACGCCAAGCCGATGAAACTTTAACATTAGCCTCTTATCAAACGTATGCTTTGACACACAAAAAGTCTGCTACGTTGATGAAGATGGTTGATAGATTCGAAAATAGTCATTATCTCAAATGGACAACTTATATTCCTGAGAGCTTCAAAAATAATCCTTATGTTTGGAGTTTTATGATGGAAACCAGAGTTAACACCATTACAGATGAACTTAATTTCGATTTTCGTCGTCGGTGGCTATCTTATGATAGCTGGTATCCTTTCTTGTGGAAATTTGCCATATGGTATTATTTCACACATGACTGTGCATTGCCAACCACATTGGTCTTGATGCGATTTGCTTATGACTTTTTTATCTATGGGCTACAACACGTTTTTGTATACAAGACGGCTAGATACCGTCTAAATCAAGAGCATACTGATGTACCTGCTTTGTTCAAGCGTATTCGTGATAATAACGGACGTTACATAGTAGGTACTATCGCTGCATTTGCTTCCGCGTTTGCAATGTATAAAATATGGCAGAATATGTCATTTAATACTGACCAAGGAAATCTATCACCAACCAGTGTAGAAGAATTGGATGCAAGGGATAAGGAAGTTAATATGTGGAAAGTAGCACAGGTCGAAAAGCCAGAAGTAATTGGACAAGTGACCAATGTTACCCAACTGGAGAATATAGTAATGCGCAACGTATGTTGCGTGCGCGTTAATGGTTATTGTTCAGATGGGTTTTTGCTCTGTTCGAATCGCTTGGTTATTCCAATGCATATTCTGGACAGGGCATTTAGACGCGCCGGAGATACCACTACTGTAAAAGTGGAGGTTATTCGACGTGAGACGAAACTTGTGAATCATAAGTTCGATGTGATCATTAGCAAAGATTTTATTCAACGTATTGGAGAACATGATCTTGCAATTATTGATTGCCCCGGCAGTGGTTCTATTAAGAATCTCGTCGATTATTTACCAACTACATTACCGAAAGGTATTGCTAAGTCAGGTTTGATATACCGTAATAAGGACGGTGAAATTCGTAAGTTTTTTACTACACTTAACCCAACGGTTATTAATAATGGTTTATATGATACGGAGAATGGTACGTTGCGTACATTTAACGGATCAGATTATAGACTGACTGAAGATGTAGATGGTAAATTGCAACCCGTCGATACGTTCGATGGGTTGTGTGCTGCTGTTCACTGTGTAAATGAAAAGAAGCCATATATTGGTGGCTTTCATTTAGGTGGACGCACAAATACGGATTACGGTGTTAGTGCTACAGTTCTGAAAAGTGAAGTAGACGACGCCTTAATGCGTATGGCTAGTGATGGTATTTCCACACAAGCTGCTGACGCCAGTGGTGAACACACGTCTTACGGTGTAGAGCATATCGTGAGTAATCAAATTCATGCTAAGAGCCCTCTTAACTTTTTAGAAGGAGGCAACTTAGAGATATTTGGTTCTTGTAACGGTAGAGCTACTGCTGTGAGCCGAGTGGGACCCAGTATAATTTCGGACACTGTCCGAGATGTAACTGGCGTACCCAATACTTGGGGGCCACCCAAGTTTAAGGGACCGGAAGGTAACCAAGCCTGGGTCCCGTGGAGGGCTTCATTGGCATTTTCTGCCAACCCTTCATGCGGCGTACCGCCTCTATTACTCAAACGCGCAAAGCAAGATTATGTGCGTCCGATTATGAAGGAATTAGAGACAAGGTACGAATATTACTTGAAAGAAATCAGACCATTGACAAATGTTCAGATTGTTTCAGGTATAGATGGTAAAAGATTCGTAGATAGTATGAATCTTGCCACAAGCCGTGGGTTTCCTCTTAGCG